AATGAAACAATTAATAAAAAGTTAAACGAGTAATATGCCAAAACCAAAATCACCTATTATAGACAAGCCATCAAAAGAGCAAATTCAAGAATTTGTTTCTCGCCCAATTAATTTGTCTGAAGGTGAAGTAATTGATGAGAAAATTAAAAAACTATTAGAGTTTTTTGATAGGCACGGTATTAAGTTTGATAAGTTTAAACCAATCAACTCCTCTATTTTCGGTGATGATTTTTTTAAAGATAAAAAAGCCTATCCAAATTATGACCAATACCAGAATATTCCGGGTAAACGTGATATTACAAAATGGATGTTTGCTCTTAAGAATATAAATTATAAACAAAAGGCAGGGTTTCCTTTTAAAGAGGCTATTCGTACAACTACTCAAGGCTGGCAAAAAATGGAAGTTTATGATTTTTTAAATTGGCTAAAGTTTTATGATGAAGGGGCTAATATGAAATACAAGTTTGCACAAGTTTGGTATGAAAATGGGCAGCCAGGTTATTTCTTGCACATTAAACCAGATGCTCAAAAAGAACCTGAATCAATATATGATGGCAATGCTATTGAAGACGCTCGTTTAGAATCAGAACGTAATGAAGAGAAGAGAAGTATTATTGAAAAACAACGTCAAAAAATTATTGGACGTTTGGATTCTGCAGAAAAGCTTTTGCGCTCTCCAGAAGGACAGCAGTTTGCTGGTAATGAGTTAGAGCAACTAATGGAAGCTATTTATACTCTTAAAAAGAAAGTCCAACTTGTTAATAAACTAAGTGTTTCTACACGTTTGTATGAAGATATGATCGTGCGTGAAGCTAACGTTCTTTCTCGTAAAGGCTTTGTAAAAGCTGCTGACATGCTATATTCTGTAGCTCAGACTCCTGGCGCATCTGCAGAAGGTGCTACTGGACAACAAGAAGGCGGTGCTATTCCAATTACACCATCTCCTCCAGACCCATCTGGTGCAGGTCAAGTTGGCACTATGGTTGGTTTACCTGCTACTACACCAGGAACTAATCCACAAACACCTTCTGATGGCGGTGCGCAAAATGAAAATCCTCCATCAGCTAACTCTTTGCTAGCCACGCCACCTACTGCTACTACCGAAGCTCCAGGTATTGCTGAGTTTAAAAATAATTTTGAAACTTTTGATCAAAAATCCGGTATAGATGAATTGGAAGTAGTTGATGAGTTAGACGTTTATGATGCAGAAGATGATTTAATGGTTTCAGAGGCTCAAATGGCACCTTCTCCAAAACCTGGTATCCCGCCAGCTGCTTTAGAAGATATTCCAATGACAGATTCGCCAACTCCAGATAGAAATCCGCCATCTTTTATTCCTAAAATTACTCCAAAAGAAAAAAATACTAATACTAAAAATCCTGTAGCTACTGAAGACCCATTAGAAGTCACTGAAGATGATATTCGTAAACCTAATGACCAAGATGATGAAAATATTACTCTATCTAATTTTGATCATAAAGTGGACTCTGTATTTTCTGATTTAACGGTAGCAGATGTAGTTGCTAAGTTAGAAGATTTAGCTAAAATTTTCAAAGTTAGAGAAGTGCCAAGACAATTAGCTATTGTAGATATGATGTTGGATAGTTTAGGGTTAGCATCTTATTTTCCATCTTTATCTGAGGCTCAAAATAAAGCGTTAGATTCTAATAACTACATTTCTACTCGTGTAGAGGACATTCTTTCTAAACTTCGTGGAGCTATGGATACCAAAGCTATTGATTTAAAGGGCGGTCCAGACAGCAATAATCCAGAGGTAGTTGGAATTAAAGGAAATCTTGCAGAAAATGAAACTAAAGAAAAACAACGTAAGCAAATGAGAAAAGATCAGGCTGCACAAGAGTTAGAAGGTGGAGAAGGTAAAGAAACTCCTGAAGTAGAATTGGGAGAATTGGGCGCTCCTCCAGCCGTTCCTGCCAAGGCTCCAATTCCAAGACCATTGGGCTAATGAATGAAACTTCGAGAACTACTTCAAGACATGAAATCTGTGCAGGAAAAAATTGGCGCATCTACTCCTATGATTTGCGGAGGTACTCCCAGAGATAAGTATATGGGTAAATTAGAAAATGTTGCCGACATAGATATTACTACCGGAGATAAGACAGTAGATTATCTATCCCAAGAATTTTATATTGAATTTAGAAAAAAGTACAACGTAACCAGAAAAACTATGAAAGATGGACATAGTAGTATTTTCATCGGCAGTTTAAAAGTAGACTTCTCTTCTAATTTTATGGTTCCAAATATAGACCATCTTTTGCAACAAATGGGTATTAAAAATCCAACCAATTTGCAAAGAGAAATGTATAGTAGAGATTTCACCTGTAACTCTTTATTACTAACAATGGACCTTAATAAAATTTTAGATCCTACACATCATGGATTTCAAGACATTAAAGACCATAAAATAAAAACTTGTTTATCTCCTGAGATTACTTTAACCTCTAATAGGAATAGAGTTGTTAGAGCTATTTACTTAGCTTGCAAGTTAGGTTTCGATGTAGATTATGCCATTATAGATTTTGTAAGTAAGAACCCACAAACAGTTAAGATATCTACTGAAAAATCTATGACAGAAAAGTTAAATGAAGCTTTTACTAGAGATGCTGATAGGGCCAGTCATTTAATTACTAAAATGAATTTGTGGAACCACATACCTATTACTGAGAAGGCTTATCCATACTATGTGGCTCAGGTTAAAGGAAAAGTCAATGTCTGAAATAACAGAATACAAAGGCTTTAAGATAAAGGTGTTTGAAGAGGATGGAGATTGGATCGCCGAGATTTCTAAAGATGGAGACTCTGAAGGGTACATGTCAACTGAAGGGCTTACTAAACCCTCCGCTATTCATAAAGCTAAAGAAGTGATAGATAAAATTGTCAAAGCCATTACTCGTGAAGCTTATTTCCAAGGTGGCGGTGGTGTCAATGAACCGACCCACGGCAAAAAGAAATATAAGTCAGATCCGGCTTTGGTGGTGCAGCCTCGTTTCGAAGAGCCATTTTATCGCAACTACGATTCGTATACAGTTCCCGGAATGGAACATGTGGGTCCTGGCACCGGATACCATGGCCTGCAAAATTATAAAAGCGTTGCGGAGTTTCTAGAGGCTCGCCGTAAAAGATTGATCCCCAGATATGTGGCCGATGATTCATGGCAATTAGATAATGGTAAAAGAGTTAAAACGAATCCAGGTATTAAGGCTCGCGCTTCTATTTTTGAAAGAATTATTAAAATAGCTGGACCTAATTATGATTTAGGTAAAGGTTTATATCAGGAAATGAGTGATGGAAAAGTTGATAGCGTAGAAGAGTTTAGAGAAGAGGGCAACCATGGGCCTGCCGCTATAATGAACTTAAAAAAGAATAAAGATATCAATCATATAGATTTTCCAATTGATGACCAAATCAAATCTTCTCCCATTACTGTAGAAAATGAACCTTATGGAGGTTTAGTTGGAGAAGGACCTTATTTTCCAGAAAATGATTTTGAGGGTAAAACCCCAGAGCAATTAGATTTTGGCAGAGATTACACAGAAGATACCGGGCCATCCTCTCTTAGTAAAGATGATTTAGATGAATTAGCTAATAAATATTTAAACCCATCTGAATCTGAATTGTTTGGATTACCAGATGGTATAGATCCTAACTCCGATTTAGACGCAGTGGAAACTGAGCAAGTAGAGCAGCCATATGATACTACTTCAGACATTGGTACGCAAATGTATACAAACCAATGGTCAGCAGGCATTTAACCAAGCAATATCTTTGCATATAATCATATCAAGAAAGTATTACTGAGGTACCTAAATGACTTTAAAATCAACCGCACAAGAACTATTTGTCATAGATCCGATTTCGCCGGCATCACAATTGCAGGCAGATGTCCATGAGGTACATAGTCGTCATGACTCTGGAGAACATCATGAAATGGCTCATGAACTTGAGGTTTCTGAACCAATAGAGATTGAAATTGTAGTAGATGAACTACCAGGCGCCCCTCCTGGCACCAAAGATCCAGAACCTGTCCTTGAAGTTTCTGAACCCCCTTCTATGCACGTAGAAGAAAAAGAAGATGCTAATGATGCTAAAAAAGGGAATGGTAAAAATGATAAATGGAATTGGTCTGCTCACGGCCCTCACGGTTTCGTAGCTTGGGTTAAATCTAGAATAGATGATGTACCTAAGCATTCTGGTTATGATTCTGCCGGTTTAGAACGTGCTATGGCTTATTTCGATAGATTAGATAATGAAATTTCTAAGGCTATGAGAATGGATGTAGACGGTGAACTAGATGCTAATAAAGTAGAAACAGTTCGTTCACAATTAGATGAAGGTTTGGCTAGATTACAAGCTCGTCTTGATAAGGTCAAAGAAACCAAGAAGTCTTCTCGTAAACGTAAAAAGTCCGCTGAATACGAAGTTGATGATGAAGGATTTATTAAAGAAGCTCAAAAAATCACAGGCGTACAAGGTGTCTATGTTACTGTTCCACTTTTGATTTCCAGAGTGGCTCGCGTTTGTATCAATGGTACTGTTTCCGCAGGACATGATATTGAAGATTTATACAAGCGTCAAGTAGATAGATACAAGCTTAATGAACGTGAACAAGCTGAAGTTCAACAATTACTATTTGATATGGGATACCCTCTTCGTCAAGATCGTGGTTTCATGCCAGATGATGATATGGAAGTTTGGGATACTGACAATATGGATTGGGCAGCAAATTACAGAGGTTAATAATGTCTAAAAGATATAACTCCGTTATCAGCAAGCAATCTGATGAATCTTATAGTGAAGATCATTGGCTGAAAGAATTTGAAGCCACTTTACAGAAAACCAGTGTTCAACCACGAGGAGATAGCACTTACGATCAAATCTCTTCTATTATGAACACTAAGTCTAAATATCCTTCTGTACAAGCTGCAGTAGATGATATGATGCAGCGTAGTGGATTGTCTTCATATTTGGACCATGTAAAAGTTTCTCATGACAAGACTCCATCTCAACCTAAAAAGACCGCCCAACAAGCGCCGGTAAATAACAAACTTCCCAAAATTATTCAAGAAAAAAGAGACATTTTAAATACTTTAGAAAATATTGTTAAGGATACTAGAGGGAATATTTCTGTTCCCGCTATTATCTCACGTTTGCATAGCATTCATGCTGGTGATGTTTCCGATGAAAATGCTTGGGAAGATGAGAAGCTTATTCGTTTAGTTAGTTTAATGAATCTAAATGCTAAGAAAAATAATCCAACTAATTATGAGAACTATAGAAATTTAGGCCAAGGAGATCGTTCTATGGATAACACTGATGTTGACGCCTCTAATACGGATGCTTTTAACGCATTAATGCCCGCTAAGCTGTAAGTGCCCGAATTCATTTTATATTTGGTTATAGTAATTTTGCCACATCTTTAATGTGAACGCATTAAATATAGAAAATAAAGAGCTATTTGAGAAATTGAAAAAACAGCTATTAATGCTTGATCCTGTCAGTTTCTCGGAAGAGTACTTAACGCTTGATGGAGCTCCATTTAAGCTAAGTGGCAATGGATACAAACCTTTTGCCGAAATATATCGTTACATTGGCGTTAAAGCTTTAGAGAAAAACTCCAAACCAATCATTATAGTTAAGGGTCGTCAGGTTGGAGCTACCACCATGGCTTCAGCTTTAGAGATGTATTTTATGGGATCTGGATTATTTGGTGATGGTTTTAGGCCACCTATTCGTGTTATTCACGCTTTTCCACAATTAGACTTAGCGGCAGCTTATTCAAAGACTAAGCTTAATCAAATGATTACTCAATCTAAGGTTCCAGAAGGTACTGAGAAAAAAGCAGGTACACGTACTAAGTCTTATATGCAGCAGTTATTAGATCAATCTACGGCCACCAATGATTCTTTGCATTTTAAGCAGTTTCAAGGTGGTAACCATTTATGGATTGAATCAACCGGCATTGATGCCGATCGTATTATGGGTCGTACAGCCGATATTATATTTTTTGATGAAGTTCAAAAAACTACTGGTACTGCCATTGGAAACGCTCTTAAGATTTTAACCACAGCTAAATACGGTCAGCCATCTAAGGGAGTTCAAGTTTACTTTGGAACCCCAAGACGTAAGGGCTCTGATTTCCATAAGATGTGGGAAACCTCTTCGCAACAATATTATCATTTAGGCTGCGAAGGTTGTAAAAAATTTTTCCCACTATATACTCCAGCTGAGTCAGAGGCTGCTGATGATGAAATACCAAGTTGGGAAAAAATTTGGATTCATGGATTCATTGTTAAATGTCCTCATTGTGGTCATGAACAAGATAAATTAGAAGCAGCAGAACGTGGTAAATGGGTGGGTCTTATGAATTCAGATGATCCAGATTGTCAAATGATTGGCTTTCATATTAATCAACTATATATGCCAATGTTTACCAGAGAGTCTATTGAAAAAGAAAAGCCAGGCAAACATCCAATTAATACTAAAAGAATATTTATGAATGAAGTTTTGGGAGAATTTTTTCAAGGTGATTCATCTCCTATTACGCCAGAAGAAATTAGACAGCTTTGTGGTGATACGGAAAGAAAATTTAGCTCTAAAATTACTAATACACCAGG